TAACATAATACCATACTATCAATACTGCATTTTAATTCTTCTGCAACATCATTAATATAAGTATTATATTTTGGATTATTTACTATTGTAAAAGCTAGTATTGGAACTATTGTATTTAGATACAGATTACATTCTGTATCATTACAATCATCACATGTACTACATCCTTTACAACCGCACAAAGTTTTCTCTACATTATCTATTATAGATAATAACAGATTATTATAAAAAAGAATATCAGGTAATATTAATGATTCAATACTATCTGATATTTCTATACTATAAACTCCATCAATATATTTAATAGGCAATGTTACTGTCTGACCTACATTTATACTACCTGTCTTTACAGTTGTAACACTGTCACACTCTACTTTTGATAGAGTGTAACTTAGTGTCACTATGCCTGTATTTTCTAAGGTATATATATCTTTGTAATCATTGTATATATAACTTAAAGCCATAAAATATATATTTAAATATTAAGCTATACCATCTAAGGTTACATCATCAATATCAGCTGTAGGCTCCACAGTTGCTGTAGAAGTAATTGAAGCTAATGCATCATTTGCTAAAGCATCAAATCCTGATGGTGTAAGTAAAGCATCTAAAATAGTTAATAAACCATTTCTAGTTGTAGTATCTGCTGTTGGAATAGCAATTGTACTAGCTAAGTTATTTTGATACTCTAACCATCCACCTAAAGATAATTGGTCATAAGTTAAATGGATTTGGTCATACTTAGCAGTACTATCTGTTAAGAAGAATCTTTCATCAGCTACACCATTTAATGTAGATAATCTATAAGGTCCTTGTTTAAATCCAATTGTGTAATATTCTTTTTGTTTGATATCATAACCTGCACCTTCTTCAAAAGCTGCTTGTTGTGTTACCTCTAAAGTACCATTACATTTAAATCCTTCAATTTTAGAAGCAATAACTACTGTTTCTCTTGGATAGAAGTATTTTAAATTAACTGAACAAAAAGAATTAACTTTTTGTGTTACAGTTGTAATTTGTAAGTCAGTGTATAAGAAATCTGCTGGATCTGTTAATGTAGCATTGTAAGCCATAATAACTTCTAAATCTGCATCTGAAACCTCATCACCTGCTGCTAAATCTCCTGAAATAGCTGGTACAGTTAATTGAAGAATTTCTTGTCTTGCTACAGCTATTGCACTAATTAATCCTAATGGATCATTGTTAATTTGTAACTTAAGTTGTCTAGTAATCTCATTAGCATCTCCAGAAGGACATGTAGGAGCACAACCATCACAACATCCTGTTACCATAGTGTAGGCTTTAGTGAATTGGTTATAACCTTGTGTTCTGTAAATTTCTTGATTTCTAAACTCTAGTTTAATACCATATTCAGTTTCACAATCTGCTGTATAGTCAGAAAGTAATACTACCATAGGTTGACCAGGAGTGTAAGATCTATAACTATAGAACTTTATGTTATTCTTTTGTACATGACTACCTGCTGATTTCACTACATCATCAGTAACTGTATCTCCATCAGTGTCAACACCTACAGCTAAATAGAAATTTCTTGTTGCTGGTGCTGCTGCTGCATTAATAGATGTATTAGTTTCAAAGTTAAAAACTCCAATTTGTCCAGGAGCTAAATTTGCTACTTTGTTACCTGCACCTAGAACTGCCTGATTCCCCTTAGTTACTAAAACTTCAGCTACATCATTGTTTCTACTACTCATAATTTTTTAATTTTAATTGTTTAAATTCATTTTTGCTTGCTTTATTTGATAATCTGGAATCTGCAAGTTACCAGTTGTTATAAGTACCGCTATGTCTACAATTTCTCTGTGTGTGTGTTCTGGAAGTTCACAATTTTGAGTCCCTACTAATACTGTACCATTTGGTAATGTATAAGACTGGGTTGGTAAAAAGTCTTGAGCATTGTGTATATATGCTGGTTTTCTTATATAATCTAATTTTAATTCTGTTGGTGTAAATGTACCATCTGTAAATATTTTAATTCCATTTGAATAGAATCTTATATTAACATCACCCCATTCATATGAAGAACAATCAAAAGGACTTTCTTCGTGTCTGTCATCATGTTGTCTTAGTGTAACTCTACATTGTTTAGAACCACAATTTTCTTTTGTAATACCTACATTTGCAGACACATAAAACATATAATTATTTGGTAATGATACAAACCATGTTTTAGAATCAATTTGTGTTGGTACTAAAGGAGCATCATCTATAACTAAAGTTCTAATATCATCTATAGTTCTTTGGTTAGTTTCAAATCCTAAACTGTTTTTTAGTCTAGGTTCTGCAATAGATTTTATGAAAATCTCATAAGCTTCATTCAATACCCAATCTATTTCAGGAACTCTTAGATTCCTATATTGTTGTGAATCTACCTTATTAAGCTTTTGCTTAAAATCATAATGCATTCCTTTTATATCCATCTTAACTCAACTTTTCTAAAATTTGTGCTTTTAAGGTTTGATTCTTAGGGTCTATAAAGTATTCTACTGTAGACTCTATATCAAATCCTAATTGGTCATCCATATAATAAATAGCTGTACCATCTTTTCTTAATACATTTTTATATAAAGCTTCTAAGATAAGTGCATGTAATGCTGTCTTAGCTTTGTCTCTTTGTATAAGTGTAAGCACTTTATCAGCACCTACCTGATCTATTGCATCATCTAATTTTAAATCTACAAAGTCATCTGATTGATTTCTTACAGAGATTCCTAATAGAATTTGTACAATTTCAGCTTTTCTTGTTTTAGTTAGTTTAGAACTTTCTATAATAACTTTTCTTTTTACTGAAGCTTTAGAAGCTTTCAGTTCTGTATCTTCTTGCTCATCAAAAATTACAAACCTTGCTTCAGGATATCTTCCTTCTTCATATTCTTTTTGTGAATTTGCAACCAAGTCAGATGCTTTTAATAATTTAACTCTAATTTCATCTAGAGGTTTATCTGTATCAAATACATTTGTCTTGTGATCTAACTTAACTTGAGCTGCTGGAGAGTTCCAAAACTCATGAGGTTTACCTTGCATATAATCAGGAGATAAATTATATCCTGTAATGGATTGTAATCTTTCTCTATCTTCTACTGTTAAACCTGTAGCAAACTGTCCAGTTCTAAGACTGACTAAAGCTTCAATTGTTACTGGTCTTGCAAAGGCTTCCTTATGATCCTTTTTGTGCCATCTCTCTTTTTCAATGGGTTTTACTTCTACTATTGCCATTTTTCTTTTTTATTGTTTTTAGTTTATATTTGAGCCTCAGAGAGCACTCTGCTCTCCAAGACTGCAAATATAAGAAATATATCTTAATATTAACCTACATTTCTTTTTAAGATCAATTCTCCACATTTTGTAATATCTTCAATATGTACACCACATATCTTAGATACGTGCATAGAGTAGTATTCTCCTGAGTGAGACATTAAGTTACCTTTATTAGGTCCATAAGGGTTTACTAAACCACCTACATAACCAAATTTGTAACCATTTTTTTTATTAACTAATTGTACATTTGATGCTCCTGAATCTCCAGAGAAATCTAAGAAAGTAAATCTCATAGATTCTGTTGGGTATCCTGTGATAGGATCAATTTCAAAGTTGATACTTCTATCATCATACATTGGATTGTGTACTAATTCTAACTCAGCACCATTGTGCATTTTGTATTGTACGAATTGGTATCCAATTGAGTATGCATTAGTATGATATTCAGATTTAGCATTTTGTACTGGAGAGAAGTTTTGATTAGCAATAATCCAACCTCTTTTATCCATGATATCTTGCATTGCTCTGTTGAACAAGATCATACCATATTCTCCTGTGAACACTTTAATTTTTCTACCTGAACCTGGTTTAACTCTAGAGTAGAAGATATCTAATAAGAATTCTTCAATCAGCTTAGCTGTTAACTCAGTGTAGTAGTGTAAGTGAGAATCTTCAAGTTTTTCTTGAATACCTGAGAAGGTATCTACAGATCTACCAGTTGAACCTTCAACACTTCTAGCTCTTCTATTATACCAGTAAGCTCTCTCAAGCTCTCTGTACCATTGTTGCCAGTATTCTACCTCTGCATATTTGATCCATGAATCATGCATACCTCCTTTAGAGTCTTGCATTTTTACAGCTAATACTTCTTCAGAAGCATAATCTGTTACTTCATATTTCTTTCTAAACTTACCTAAAGAATCTCTAAGAGCTAAAGGCATTGAGTATTGAGTTGAACCATCTTGATTAGAACCCTCTTCTGCTGTAGAATAAAGTTTTGCCCATTGTTGTCCTGGTGTAAGATAAGTTACAGGTAAAAATGCTTGGAAATCATCTGATACCAATCTTACTGTATATACCCATCCATTACCATGTCTTTGTGGGTCTTCCATGATTCTACACTGATATCTTTGACCTGCTGTACCTGGGGTAATAACATCTGTAGAAGTAAACCAATTTTCATCTAGTTTAATTTTAAATGTAGTTTTACCTTGCCCTGGAGTTGTATTTGAAACAGGTTCAACATTTTCAATAACTACAAGAGGTCTAGTGTTAGCACCTTTTAACTGCCATTCCCATTCCATTCCTGTAATTTCTTTTTCTGCTCCTGAAGTCCAAGCTATACTTGATAGTGGGTTATCAGAATAATAATTTTGAGCAGAGAAAAGTTGATTCATTCTCCCTTCAAAGACAGTAGGCTTAGCAATAAGTGCAGCTCCCAAGTGATTTAACTCAGTCATGTTAGCATGCCAAGGCATCTGTTTTGTTTTTAATTTTCCTAATGTTGCCATAATTTGTTTTTAATATTTTAGTTAAAGAACTCTGATAGACTTGCACCTTGTAATGAACTTCCAGAATTAGAAGGTCTTAAGTTTTTCCTTTGCTCTAAATTACTTTTTATGTTTCTTGTGTTTTTAGTTGTTACTTTCTTTTCAAAATCACTCATATCAAAATCATTACTAATTAATTTAGCTAGTAATACCATTTTGTTAGTATCTTGAAAGACTTCAGCTAATTTCTTTTGGAACCCTGTAATAGATCTATTATCTGATACTTTATGTTCTTTCTTAGTTAAGAAATTAAATATTTCTACTTTATCTTTTTGATTAATTTTAAATCCTTCAATCTCATCAGTTTCTTGCAAGTAATCCTTAATTGTACTTTTAAAAGTTTCTTCTTGTACTCTTACTTGTTGTTTTTGAGCTTCAGCTTGTTTAAGCAATTCTTTCTTAGATAATAAATCTTCTTCCTTTACTTTCTCATCATACTTCTTAGCAGTTTTTTCTTTTCTGTTAGTCTCAGTTAAATATTGTAATCTATCTTCAATTTCATCTTTATCCCAACCTTCTTTAGTAAGTTGATATCTAATTAATCTATCTTGATAGTCTTCATCATCTATATTACCTGTAGGTAAATCTAAACTTGATTGATAAGTTTTGAAAAAGTCTTCTGTGTTACCACCTTCTCTTTTAAATTTAATGAAAGCTCTAGCATCTTCATCAAGTTCTTCTGTAGCCCAAGTTTTTAATCTTTCTGAAACTTCTGTTTCATATTCTAATTCTTGTAACTCAGCAAATCTTTCTGCATCAATATCTTCATCTTCTTCAATCTCAACATGTCTAAATAAACCTGTTTCTTTTGAATCTTTTAAAAGACTAGTGTAAACACTTTCAGTTGTTTCTCCAGGATTAGGAGAAGCTACTAGTTCTCCAACTTTAGTTGGTTTAGGGGCTTCAAAGAAATCATCATCTTCCTCTTCTTCCTTTTTCTTAGGTTTAGGACCAGGTTTAGATTTAGTTTCTAAATCTTCATCTTCTTCTTCATCCTCTACTGGAATTGGTTTAGGTGAATCTAATTTTACTTCTCCTTCAATAGGAAAGAAATCATTTTCATTTTCCCAATCAAAACCATCTAATAAACCATTTTTGTTTTCTGTACTCATATTCTCTGCAAATTTAAGATTAATTATTTAATATTTTAAAGTTTAAAACTTAACTATGTTATTTTATAGCTAATAGCTTTTTCTTTATTTCTTAATAACTTTATGTCCTTGTTCTTGTTTAATTTTTATTTCTTTATCTTTTTGTTCTAATTTTTTCTTATCAGTTATTATCTGATGATCTAATGCTTTAGATTCTAAATCTAATTTTTTAGCTTTAACATCAGCATCAACCCCAAACTTAGCTACTTCTAAAATATCTGGTGTACCGTCTTTATCTAAGTCTTTATCTTCATTAAATCCTAATGATAAAATAGTTTGTTTTTGTAAATCAAGATCACCTTTAAGTTGAATTTCTTCCATTTTATTAGTATGCTCTACACTCATTTTCTCTCTTTCATAAGCTCTAGCTTTCTCAGCCTCTTCAGCAGCAGCTTGTAATTGAGCTTGATTTTGAGCTTGTTCTGTAGCAATTCTTTCTTGTTCTGCTACAGTTAATAACTCTTCAGCCTCTTGAATAGATTCAGATCTCATAATTTTAATTACATCTGATAACTCTATTTTTTGATTTTGTAATGCAGCATGAGATAATTGTTGTACCATCTGTAAAGCTTCATTAGACTTCATAGAGTTAGATACGAATATACCATATGTAGAATTATCTAACAATTCATAATCCATAGTTACCATCTTTCTAGACATATCATCTAATACGTAAGATAAGTAGTTAGGTTGAAATTCAGAATAAGCTACTTTAGCACATTCAATTAAAGCTTGTAATACATTTCTTTTAATGTTATTATGTAGTTCAAAATAAGGTTCTAAAATATTAGCAGATTGTACAATAGCTTGTTGTGTATTAGATACAGCTTCATTAGCTCCAATTTGTCCTTCAATCTGTTTTGTAATACCTACAGACTCTCCACATCTCCTTTCTATATACTCAGCTAACTGAATGTACTTTTGAATATCTGAAGCTAAGGACATATCAATTTCTTTAGCTGCTGTAGATATATCTGTATTACCTTTATTCCCTTCTTCATTAGGGTCCATCCAACCAATTTTAGATGCTTCAAAGAAATGCATCCATTTCTCTAAATTAATACCTGCTTTTTTAGGTACCATATTTAGATTAAGTAATAATTGCCTACCTTTATCTGATGCTGTAAGTAACTCAATTCTATACATTAAAATATTATAAAAATATTGATAGTATTTCATTCTATCTACTAATGATGTAACTTGTGAATTTAAGTTATCATATACTGCACCTACATAAGATAATTTACAATCATATAAATTAGTTAGGTCTTTGTATTGTCCAGGAACCTCTCTTAAGTATGCATACTTATCTCTACCAATTTTATATCCTTCAAATTTAGTTACAATCCATTCTTCTTGAATAGAAAGATCTCCTGCTTCGGGATTTAACTTATAAGACTCATCTACTACAACTTCTTGAGGCTCTGCTTCAGGATCTGTAAGATCTATGAAGGTTAAGAATTTCATTAGCTTAAGTGATTTAAATTCACCATGCATAACTCTAACTCCTAATATTTGAGATGTACCATCATTAACAAATGTAAATGAACTATCTGGTAATGCAGAAGCATGATGATAATCTTTATATATTTCATCTATTTCTACATTTGTAAACTCAGTTCCAAAATGTTTAATTACTTCAGAAGGAGTCATATACATCTCATATGTAGCCCATTCTCCATCTTCAATATAATCTAAGTCTGCTGATTTGTCATAATCAAAGTTAAGAGGGTTTACTACTTTTAGTGTAGGTTCGCCATTTACTATACCTACCCAAAATATTTCTTTACCAGCAATAAGTCCATGTTTCCACGCCTTATTAAACTTCATCTTAATATCTTGTTTCTGAATTAGATATTCTAATATTTGATGTGATAAAGCTTCAGCAGGATCTTGGTGATCTCTTGCCATATATTTTTTAACTTCAGGAGGAGTCATAGCTTTTAATTCTGAAGCTACTTGCTCTTGAATTTTTTGTTTCTCTTCTGGAGTTAACTCTTTTCCTTTTTGTTCTTGTGCGTACTTTTCTTCAATCTGTCCTCTAATAGGACCCATGATAGTACTAATTACGAAGTCTTTCAATTTACCAAATTCTTCCTGCTCTCTTCTAGTCGTAGCTTCTTCATTAGTTGCTACTACCTTCCATGAGAAAGGTCTTTTCATTTCCATACCAAGTAAAGCTTTAATCTTTCCAGATATAATATCTTTATTAGTAAAATCAGCAGGTAATTCTCCTACTTCTTTTCCAAATGGAGAACACACATGTTCAAAATCTACTTTATTAACTACGTTGTTAAACAAATCATAATTAACTTTCATCCTTCTTGTTTCAGAAATACCCATATTTTCAGATACTCCAAACATGTTTCCATTTGTAAAAGCTATGTTATCTAAGTTATCCAGTTGGTCTTTATACCACTGTTTATCATTAGCATCTCTTTGTTTTCTTGTTAGCCTATTTTCTTGGCTATTACTGCTTTCTGCCATAATTATTTTCTATTAAAAAAGTTACCCATAACTCTCAAGATATCTTCAACTTTATGATTCTTATTATCTGCATATTCTTTACCAAGTTCATCTTCTTGACATTGGAACATACACATCATAAATGCCATAACCCTATCAAAGTTACCTTTTTTGTTGTATTGTATTAGTTCTTCTAATAAACCTATAGAGTATATAGTCTCTAAATTCAATATAGGATTTCCATTTTCATCATAATCTCTAATTTCTAGCAACCAATCTTTGATGTATTTCTCTCCATCATCCTTGATCTTATCAGGCATATGTATACCATATACCCTTGCTACAGTAGAATTTTTAACTGATTTAGATATAACTGCATCAGGTTGAATAGCTAATTGATCTAATCTTTTAATTCTTCTAAAGTAATTTTTCACATGAGTTACTTCATTCTCATGCATAATTTCTGCATTATATAGATCCCCTAACATAGATGCAATTCTATTTACATCATCAGCTTCTTGTGGTCTACCTACATATTCAGCTACAATCATGTTTCTATTATATGAAAACTTATGAGAAGTTTTATACACATAAATAGAAGCTAAAGATACACCTGAAGATAAATCCTGTCTATACGGGTCATACCCTATCTTATATAAACCTTTAGGTGGCTCATCTATAGGATATTCATATATAATAGGACATCCAGATATATCATCCAACTTAGGTCTATAATTCAATACAGGTTCTAACTTATTCTGTAAATCAGGTCTAGCTACAACTTTACCATCTTTTCTTTCTAAATATACACAAGTACCTTTTTTTAATTGTAATCCTTCGTGTATTACTTTATTAAGTTGATTTCTAAGCTCCACTACAGGGAAGTTATTTCTAGACACTGTTAAAAAAGCTTCTGAAGGATTAAAAGGAAACTCTTGTATGTGCTTCTGCAATGTAGCAGAAGAACTTGATTTCTCTAATATAGCTCTTCTTCTTTCTTCTTCAAATCTAGTAGCAGCTTCTATGTCAGAATTACCTTGTGCATCATAGAAACCTTCCATGTTCCATGTTACTGGATGAAAGAATCCACATGTAGAGTTGTCTGCATTTTCATCCCATATATTAATAAATGGTAATAAACCATATACTTCAGGATTATAAAACATATCAGCAAAATCTACAGTTCCAGATTCCATATCTCCACCTGTACCAAATATTACAATCTGACCTGTAATATAAGAACCCGCAGTTAAAGCTGGTATAATAGCAGCAAATGAATCTTTAAGATTAGGGAATGCTCCTGCTTCTTCTAACAGGAATATTCTTGCAGACTTACCCCTTGCAGCATCAGGATTATCTTTAAAAGATAAAGCAAATATTTCTGATTTATATCCTTTCTCAATAATAGTCCCATTAACTGTAGTCTTATAAGATGCTCTTTTATGATCTTGCTTATCTACATAATCTCTAGATTTAGCCCAACCTGTGTGCTCATTTAGAAAGTTAAGGTAATCTGATGCCATACCCATTGTACCTTTTGGATACAAGAACTTCTTCTCAGAAGCACCAATAATAACTTGAGCTTCTCTTTCTGTATTAAACACATTAGAACATATAGCACCATTTTTGTAAGAGTAACCTTTTCTTCTAGATTTTCCTACAATCATGTGATAACCCCCACCTAAGTAATCTGGGTGAATCTTAACCTTTAGCTTTAATCTATCTAAAACTATTCCAGAGACTTTATCTCTTTCTTCTTTAGCTTTTAGATATTCTATAGATGTTAAAGCTTTTTCACCTAATTCTCTCTTGATAACATCAATCCTTTCCTGTAACTCAAACCACTTATCTTTTTCTTCTTGTGAAGTTTCTACTTGTGATTCTTCATTAAATAAACCATTTTTAGCTATTTCTAAACACCAAAAATAATCATAATCTCCATCCCAGAAATCTGGTTGTTGGGTAATCTTTTTAGAAGCTTTAGAGCCCTTAACCTGCTCTACAATTTGTATTTGTGTAAAATTTAAATAGAAATAATGATGCCCAGTTATTTTTTGATTACCTACAGTATATCCATGTAAGCATCTCTTTAACTGTTCTTCCCAATAGTTAAACCAATCTGGTGTTCCAGTAGGAGCTGTACAAAAAATTTCATTCCTTTGAAATTTAATTGCTTCCTCTCTGAATACAGATGAGTCTATCCATTTACCATCATGATTTCTAACTTGTAATGACATAAAATATACTGCTATCAAAATCTCTAAAGAAAAGTAAATCTTCCTCTTGGATTTTAGTTTCTTCTGCATGTGATTCCCTAAACATCACACTGCATCCTTCATATTGTTGTAATTCTGGGGAAGCAAATACAATTACTCCTGTGTTAGGTTTCTCTACACTATTTCCTAAAATTAATTTTGTTGGTTTTGCTTGATCTCTTTTAACTGCAAATGATCCTGTTGGTAAAGTTATCATACTTCAAATGGGTTTATTTGTTTATTACTTCTTGTTTTTGTTTGTTCAAAAAGTTCTTGTTCTACTTTCTCTTTCATTGAGTTTAAATTTTGTAATACTTTATCAGTATCATTTAAAGCTCTAGTTATATCTCCTGGTTTGTATATAGGATTACCTGTTCTTTCACTTTTTTCTGTCATATCAAACTCATTAAAGAATTGTTTCATCTTTTCTGTAGCTTTCAATACGGATAGGTAATAACTATAAGTAGGTGATGCTTCTTTTTGAAATTCACTAATCTTTACTAAACCTGCTTCTATTAATGGGTCCATAACCCAATCATCTGTAAATAATAAAGTTTTTAGTTTACTTAATCTAAGATCATCTGCATATCCTGCATAAGGATTAGTCTTCATCTTGGATGCCATAAATTCTATAAAGGTAAATTCCTTAATAGCTTTATCTTTAGTTGGACTAGTGTCCCTTTCCCAAATTTCTTTGTAAGGGGATATTAAAAGAGTCTCAGTATTTGGTTTAGCAATAGAATTTTCTACTGTAAATAAAAATGCCATTACTTTAAATATTTTGTATTATATTTTTCTAAATCTTTCATCCTATTATACCAACCTTTTCTAAATGAGGCTAGTTTAGGATTTTTTTTAATAATGTCTTCAATATACTCATATCTAACTTTGTATAGTTGAGCTACAAATTTTTTCTCATCTTTCTTAATAGTTTCATTTAAAGCTTCTAGTGTAATATAACCTACTACCCCATCTTCTTTTAAACCTAGTAATCTTTGAGGTATTACAATTCCCCATTTACCTGAACACCACACCCAATCTATTAGAATGTTAGCAACAGCTTGAGACTTGATATTATCCCCTAACCATCTATTCCAATAATTTTTTTTCATAATATTGGATGCATCTTCTTTAGTAAGTAATTTTAAATCAGCTACATCAATATCTCTATCACCATCTTTATCATAACCTTGTTGTTTCCACACTGCTATGGTTACCCCCATGTTTGTGGCTCCACCTGGATCATTAATATGATTCACAAAACCCCCTTCCCACTTAAACACAAAGGGCATTAATTCTTTTACATTTGCCATATTACTTTATTACTTGTGCTGTGTAAGATATAATTTCTGTCTGTCCATCAGCATATGTTATTGTTATAGGTTTTCTTATTTGTTGATAACCTGGGTTTATAGAGAGTTGTTTAGGTATAGTTTCAGACTTGTAATAACCTCTTAATTCTCTTTTCTCTTTATCATAGGGTTGTACAAAAGTACACAATTGACACCCTACTTTAATAATTTTTATATCTAAATCTCTAATAGCTTTAAATACAAAATTAGTTTTACTTTTTTGTTTTACTTTACCTAGATTTATTGTACTGCTTTCCCAATTCATTTTCTTCAATTTTTATATAGTTTAGAGTATTCTCATCTTCTAAATACCATAATAATCTAGTCTCTTTAATATAAACTAAACTAGATGTTTTAAAATCATTCCATTCAGATTTATTTAACATTCTAGGGTAACAAGGTTTATCACAAGATTTATTACACATCTGTAATGCAGTAGTATTACAACCACATAATACACATGAACCTGTATTATAACAGGTTTTATCCATTGTTTTTATTCTTAATTCAATTTGCTCTCTAATATGTTTAGATAATAAAAATGCAAATTTAGAATAAAATAATTGATATCTAACATTTCCTTGGAAATAATATAATATATCTTTTAAATTATGTTTCATAGTTATTTAATACTTTCATTCTCTCACAATACCTAGTATGAGAAATAACATTATTATCATAGTTTTCTTGTAAAGTTTTTTTAGAATATTCTACCCTACTTTTTGCAACCTCAAAGTTACCTAAGTATTGAAATCTTATATTTTTTAACACTCCACTTGCCATAATTCTTTTAAGAAATTTAAATGGAGTGTTACATATAATTTTAAAATGCTCGAAATCTATGTCATATTTGTCTTTTACTTCATTATAATATTGTTCTATATTAGTTAAATTATTGTCCAATTATTTTACCTTTAGATCTGTTAATTTCAGCCTGTGCAATATCCATAATATTAATATCTACAGGTTCTCTAGATTGCTCTACAATAGCTTCTGCTTTCATTCTTTCTAATGTAACCTTCATCTTAGCATCAATCTCTAATAACTCTTCTAAGAAATTTTTCATGAAATATTCTAATTCAGCCATAGTAGCATGGAATAATAAATATTCCCAATTCATATCTACTTGTTCTGAATTCTCATCATCATAGAACTTATAAAAGAACTTATTCTTTTGATATTCATTTGCTTTAGAATATAACAATTCTGGTGTTAATTCTTTCATATACTCTAGAATAAACATTCTAGAAATAAGACTTTGTGGGTGTTGTAATTTAAATGTCATTTGTTTCGTTACTTAAGTTATCTAATAATTGTATTAATTCTGCTTCTGTTGGTTCTGTTGTAGTACTATTTCTTTGTCTTCTTCTTTGTCTTTCCCTTGGAGTTTCTAACTCATTCTCTATTTCAGCTATAGGTTGTGGTGGCTCATGTAAAAGTTCAGATGGTATATGTAGATCTCTTATTGCAGCCCACTGAGTTTCTGCATGACTTCTACCTACTCTTCTACTGTTCCAAACAGTACTATTTACTGTTACACTATCACTATTTGCTGTAGTTTCTTCATCTAGTAATCTCCAAGCTGGAACTTGTCCTCTATTTTGAACTGGAGAACTTACATATGCTTCTATAGCTTGATTAAATTGTCTCATTCCTTCTTCTCCTGCAAAAACAGTGAAAGATCTTTCTCTAGTTTCTTGAGGTGTAGTCTTCCATTCTATTGGGCTATTTAAAGAACTATGAATTACTTGTTCTACATAAATCTTTTCTTTAGATTCTTCTTGTTTCCATAACCCATTAGTAATTACTAATACATCAGGTAATTCTATTTTAGGTAATTTTAAACTATCTGTATAATCTGTATCTATATAAGTATTTCTATTCATGTACTTCCAATTTAAATTGATACCCTTGTTCTTTCTTTTCTGGAATTAAGATAGGAATAATTTGTAATTTGTTATCCTTCTCATAAATAAATCCTTTAGATTTAAGCTGGTCCAAATAATTACCTAATCCTCCAGCAGATATACCTACTTTATCTCTTACTATTTTTCTTCCTGTAGTACCAAAAGGATCCTCTGATATATCTCCTTCTAATGACATAAATCCAGCTAATACTTCAGCTTCTTTAGATGTCATTTGTGTAGGAAGAACATGATTAATAATAAGAAGATGTTTTTTGTAAAAATCCTCTCTATTAAGTTTTAGTGTTTTTTTGATCACTTTCATAATATTCTTCTAATTGTTTCATAAATTCATCATAAGCTATTAAAAGAGGTGGTGTCTCACAAAGAAATCTACCTGAATAATACATGCATGTTACACACGGTTTATAACCTTTGTCATACATTATAAATGACTCTCTAACTTCTACTACTCTATCAGGCATGAATGAATACTTTTTTAAAGTTTCCTCTTCTTCTCCTGGGGTAATTTCTAAACCTAGATTTAGTAATTTATTTTCCTCAGCAATTTGCTCTGTAGATTTCTTTTTAATAACTACAATGTTAAATTCTAATTTTTTCATATACATTAATTTGATGCAAATATATAAACTATTTTTTAATTAACAACTATATTATCATAAAAATATTAAAAATATTTAATATTAAAATTAAAAGTTAACCTAGATCCTTAAAGATATGTTAAAACTTGTTGTATTTTAGCTATTATATTTGATTATGTCATTCTAAAACGTTACCTTTGTCTCAAGGTTTCAAACTTGAAAACCTGCAAGGTTTTGGAGAGGGTGTGTTTATAAGAGAGGGAGAACCTTTTGTGTGAGTTCTGGTAATAATAAGAGTGTAGAGATACACTCTTTTTTTGTGCCCAAAATTTTCCACTATAATTGTTAATTAAAGTTAAATTGTAAAAAATTTTCTAATAAAAAT